CTAAGTATCCTTCTCTTGGAAGTCCACTAAAACATATTGCAACTTTCATTTTTTCTTTCTCTTATATTTTGGCAAGGGTTTGAGTTTCTTCAACGGTTTACCAATCATTGACTTGAGGGGTTCGGTCTTTTCTGTCCAGATCTGGAACTCCCACCCACGGTCAAGTGCATACTCATTGGCCGCTTCCCACTTATTCATGTTCTTGACGTATGTGTATCCCTCAGAGATATACTTCTTGGTGCGTCGTGATCCAGTGGGTGGCCGTGTTTGTGCCTCCGGTTTGATCTCGACCAACACAGTCTTGTCCTCGAAGACAATCTTGAGATCCATAAAGTACCGATGATACTTTCGATCGACCTCGTACAGATAAGGGATGACGACTTCCTCACTACTCCATTTCAGAACCTTTGGGTTTTCATCACACCAACGAAAGCAATGACGTTCCCACAACGAACGATAAATAATCGATGTAGGATCACCCTCATACTTGGATTTATTCTTTGGGGTATATTTGCCTTTATATGCCACGGTTTCCCTATAAATACATTTACAATAATTCACTTATTTAGAGATTAGACATGGCAGAGATAGAAGAGAATGTAATCGGAGAGTTTCGTGAATCCGAAGACGACGTGGTCGATGCTGTTAGTGAATCGAAAGAAACTGCCGAACGTGCAAGGAACTATCAGTATCCTGTAACAGGCCTGAGTGATGCACCCGCACGTCTCATCTTCACTGCACACAAGATCGAACCCTTCTTTAATCTTGATAAGTTGGTTGACACTCCCATACCCAATGATCGAAAGACCAAGGTTTCACTGAATGCAGAAGAAAGGGAACAGGCCGCAAAGATTCGAGAAGCAGAAGAACAAGGATTCCTTGAAGGTGTATTACAGAATACCCGAAGTTTTGCAAACGCATCATACGAGAATACAAACGCAAACAATCCTCAAGGGACTGTGACACTTCCATTGTATAAGGGATTACAGTATCAAGATGGGGTTACATACAACGTTGTAGATCTAGGTGCTTTGGGTGTTGCACAAGACGTTGGTAGAATAACTGATCCTAGTGGTAAACTTGGTGGTGCCGCTAAAGCACTTGCTGCACAGGCCGCTGGGAAAGCTGCCGGTAGTTTGGCATCCGTTGGTGTTGGTGCGGCCGCATCAAAACTTTTGGGAGGTGGTGCATTTGGTGGTGCATTAATTGGTGCAGTTGCCGGGGGTAACATTGCAGACCAGGCGGGAGCACTCGCAAAGGGTGCGACTCGTGTGTCAATGGCGCCCAACGAACGAACTCTGTTTGAAAGAGTCAACATGCGAACGTTCGCATTCACATTTAAGATGATTGCACGTAATGAACGAGAAGCCGCAGAAGTAAAGAACATCGTCAAGTTCTTCCGTCAAGAAGTCTATCCCGAAGCAATTCGACTCACAGAGGGTGGTGCACCCTTTGCGTATGAGTTCCCTAATGTCTTTACTATTGACATCAAAAACAAGTCGGGATACAATCCAGGCTTCAACATCGGACGGTGTTATCTAGAATCAGTCAACACAGTATTCAACTCAACTGCAACTGGACTATACAATGGGGAAGAGTTTGTCGAAGTGGACATCTCTCTCAACTTCAGAGAAATCACTGTTCTAGACAAGAGCAAAGTTAGGGATAAGAAATTCTAATGTCTAATTATTTTGAAAACTTTCCAAAAGTAATATACCTGTTCGGGGACGAAACACAACCCGTACAGTTTCAAAAGTTATCCAAGTATGTGGATCTGATCGACACATTCCGTGATGATGTAGCTGCGTACATTGAGTATGAGATACGAGATGGAGATCGTCCAGATACATTGTCCTATCGTCTCTATGAAAAATCTACCTACGATTGGACATTCTTCTTGATGAACGAACGTCTACGTGAGACTGGATGGCCGATGACGGTGACTCAGATTCAGGAACGTGCGATCTCTGATTACTTCAAGAACTACACTGCAAGACTACAGTTGTCATCAGCTGATTCGGCCGCAGAGTTTGCGGGAATCTATCCTGTAGGAACACCCGTGTTAGTTAGTGGTAAGAAAGGTGTGGTCGTAAGAAAGAATCTTGACGTTGGGGAGATTGTGATTTCAGCTGACAGTGACATTACAGGTAGTGTCACACTTGCGTATCAGTCGCCCGATAGTTCAGACGCACTTCAGTTAGGTGCCTCTTTGTCCAACACAGTCTACGAATACGAGGGGATACATCACTACGAAAACGATTCGGGAGAGTGGTTGGATCGATACTTTGACAACCTCTCAGGTGCCACACTCAAGACAAACCTAGATTTCTTGATTGATCAGAACGATGAGTCAAAACGTATTCGTGTTATCAAGAAAGAGAACATCGACACATTGGTTGGTGAACTCAAGCGACTATTGGCCGTTGAATAATGTCTCTTAACCAATCCCGTTTCACTATTATCAATGCGGATGTTATTCTCTCTTCGGATGCTGAAGAGGCTAACATCGTTGATATACGAAGCAATATATTAGAACTCACATTGTTTGAGGCTCTCACCAAGTCTTATTGTGACGCACGAGTAGTGATGGTCGATGACTTTGGTTTTCGTACTGATCTATCGATACAGGGAACAGAGAGACTGAGTCTAGTAGTCGCTGACGGTAATGATCCACTCAAGGGTGTGATCACCAAGACGTTTTTCATTTCGAAAATAAATGACGCAGAGAGAATCAACGAACGAAGTGAAGTGATCTCGATCGATTTGGTTGAAGAACATGTGTACGTCAATGCAATGAAACAGATCAGTCGATCCTATGAGTCGACCCTTGAAGAGGCCATCAAGGACATCTCTTTGCGTGATCTGGGTAAGACGGTAGTTGAGACAGACTTCTTTGAAGGTAGTGCACAAGGCGAACGTAAGGTTATCGTTCCCTATCTCAGTCCCCTCGAAGCAATGACGTGGTTGACGCAACGGATGACTTCACGCACGGGCGCACCCATTTATGTACACGGTGATCTCTACTCTCCTTACCTGTACATCTCTTCATTAGAAAACCTTATGCAGATTCCTGTATTGAATGAAAAGTTGCCCCTGAGATATACCGATGCAACTTCAGCCGGTGATGAAGAGACCGAAGCACTGAAGATTTATTATCAGGTGTCTACATTCCAAGAGGTAAACACTGAGGACTCACTTGCATTATATGAAGAGGGTGCAATCGGATCATCATATACTAACATAGATGCGGGTACAGGTCAATCATTTACTTCGCATATTTCTGTGCGAGATATTCTCGATGACTTCTACACCAACGGTATTATCGATAATACAAGCGCACAGTCTATCTTCGATCCATCCCTGTTCATTGGTGACAAACCGTCCGACGAATACGACGCGATGAATATTCACCAAGTGACTTCTACCAAGACCTATAACCAGTTTAAGAGTTATCACGATGAGACTCAGTTGATCGAAGATGATGCATTGTTGGAATCTCGACTGAAGGTAAAGAACAAGGTCATACGTCAAATAATACGTAAGAACGTCATTGACATTGAGATGGATGGTGCGTTATTTCTTGAGAAGAAAATCTCTCCCGGCCGTAGATTACGTATCCTATTCTTGAGTCCAAATACTCAGGGTGATGCGCGTGATGTCAATAAAACAATTGACAAAAGAAAGAGTGGGGATTACATGTTGATGAATACCGCACATACCATGTCACAAGATCGACATCGTGTGAGTGCACGAATGTTTAAGTTGGGTGATCTACCGAGCGACTTCACACTATGAACGTACTAAGACCTATACAAAAAGAATTCTATGGTGACGACAACCGATGGTTTTTCGGCACGGTCATTAATGCACAACCACCCGCAGGCCTCGAAGGCCGAGTCAAGGTGAGAATCAACGGTGTGCATACATCCAACACCATCGACATCCCTGAGAAAGATCTGCCATGGGCACAGGTTCTTGTTCCAACGACCGAAGGTGGTATCTCAGGTTATGGACGTATCCCTCAGTTACTTGCGGGATCATTCGTCTTTGGTATTTTCCTTGATGGTACGACATCTCAGATTCCTTTGATCATGGGTTCTCTACCACGAGTTGAGTTTCCTACGACAGTGCAACGCGGAGATCCACAGTCTCGCTTGCAGAACTCAGTCATGGAAAGGCTCTTGGAAGATGATAAAGACATACCACCTTCTGTCCAGTTGAGACGACAACAGTCCATGAAGTTTTTCATTGATAACGGATATGATCTAGTTCTCGATTTGGTTCTGCCAATCGTAAACTTCTAAATACGACAGATATAGAATCCGCAAGCGAGGTCATCAATCGTAATTATCTTTTCACAACGAATAACACAGAGAACCTTGCACAGACTGCATATGATGAGGTGTTCGCATGAGTGAAAAAAAGGATCTACTGAAAAAGGTACTCAAAGACAATGCATCATTGTCTGGAGAAGTGGACCTAAAGGCTGAAGCACAAAAGGCAGTAGACGCACAAACGACTGCATTATCGAGTCGTGCTGGTGCGTTCGCTAATGAGGTAACGGGTGGTGTTCAGTCCCTTACTCAGAAGTTTGACCGTGCACAAGACATACTCAATAATACAACCACCGAAGGTTTGATGGATGCGGGTGCCGCAAGTATCGAGAACTTGAAGAGTGACTTGGTCAATCAGGCTGTGTCTAAGATCTCAGGTGCATTTGGTGCGAAGGTAGAAATTTCGTTCGAAGAGATTACCCTTGATGGTCAAACAATCACCGTACCACAAGCATCATCTCTAGACGCAACGGGTGGTGTGAGTGGTACACTGTCTAGTATCATCCAGTTGATTACAGGTTTGGGTGTTAATTCAATTGATGGATTGACTGGATCGATTACAGAGATTGCGGGAGAGGCCGCAGGAGATCTTGCTGGAGAACTACAAGCTGCGGTTGTCGATGCCTCTGCGGATGGTCTACTCAAGGCAGGCACTGACCTTACTGGAAAGATCGGTGGTTTCACGGCAGACACAATCAACTCTCTCGCAACGGGAGCAGTTGAAGGTGTTATGGATGAATTGGAAACTGCGGTTGGTTCGGTTACGGACATCAACCGATCAATCACAATGCCAACCAGTATCGAGACCGATGACACATCGCCGAATTACGGTGACATAACAGCTGGTCCCATTACACCAAGAATGCCAGTTGGTAATGATGAGTTCTCTTCTTTTATTGATAATGTAAAAACCAATCCCCTACAGTCTTTGGGTGAGGTAGTGACCAAGGCTAGTAACATCAAACAGAATCTCAAGAGTGCAGCAGCAAAGAAAGACTTTGCAGATATCTCGGGTGTGACCGATGGTGCGAAGGCCATTGCGTCTGCCCAAGAACAACAGAATTTACGCAATCAGTATCAGGCCCTCGCAGATGAAAAGAACTCTTTGGTTTCAAATAGAGTTGCAAGTGACGGAACTAATGGTATTGTTCAGGAACTTTCTACTGAGACCTTAACAGAGATTAAGAGAGATGTCAAGAAGTTTGCACCAAAATTAAAAGATGCTGACGTTACACGAGTCGTCAATCTGTCTCAAGGCAACTCACAAGAAGAACAACTCGCAGTGGATCTTCTGTTCCAATCAACGGGTAAACCCGCAGATGAGATTCGTGCATTCCTGAAGACGATCGATACCACGATCACAAATGCAACACGGCCTGATCTCGATGATATAGTATTCGACGAACCCTATGTGATAGGTTCTTTTGAAAAGGAATGGAAAGACGGACAAGGTGAACCTGTATTCCCTTATATTTCATCGACCGAAGAATTACAGGCCGAGTTACGTAATATCAAACGAGAGGTCACAGAAGTTGTAGTTCACTGGACGGAGACACCTACCAACAAGAACATCGGTAGTGAAGAGATCAACGAGACACACCTTGCAAATAATCTCAATGGTATTGGTTATCACTATGTGATACGAAGGGATGGATCATTACAACGTGGTCGACCGGCAAATATCATTGGTGAACATGCGGTTGTGAACGATCACAATCAAAGAAGTATAGGTATCGTATTTGTGGGTGGTATAAATGTTCCTAGTGAGACACGAAACATCGAAGACTTTACATCCGTACAATCCTTGACTCGATCCCAGTTTAACACCTTTGATCACTTCTGTCGATCATTCTACAATGTGTTTGAGGGTGGTCAGATCGTGGGACACCAAGACATTGATGATCTTACGAACGATCCAGGCTTTGATGTTCGTGCATACGTGAAGGCAAACTTCGACAAAGATTCTAAGTTTGATGACCCATTGAATCAATCACCATTTACGACGGCAGAAATAAACGAATGACAAATTTCTCAGACGAATATCAAACACGGGTCAACAAATCCGGTATCGCAAAAGAGGTGACTCAGGGTATCCCCAAAGAGGGATTCGCTGATCCATCGGGTGAGTATCCCAAACGGGAATATTTCTATGACACCTCGATCAGTAAATCCGCAACTGGAGAAAGAGTCAATCGTCTCTCGGCCGGTGGTGGTGATGTCAATGTCGACCTTGATCTACCGAATCAAGAACCGTCTATCTTTCCGTTCAATCAGGTACAGGAGACACCATCCGGACACTCGTTTGAGATGGACGATACACCTGGCGGTGAACGTGTTCTTATCAAACATCGAACGGGTGCGGGGATTGAACTTCGTGCAGATGGATCTGTTCTCATATCGACACGGAAACAAAGAATCGAAGTTGTCGGAGGAGATTCAAAAACTATAGTGGAGGGCGAGGGTGACCTTGTTTACAAAGGTAATGTTGATTTACGTATTGACGGTGATTTTAATGTTTCTGTTGGGGGCGACTATAACCTTGATGTTGCCGGAGACAAAAAAGAAGAAATCAAAGGACGACACAACAAAGTAGTCAACCGTGATCAGAACCACACGATACGTGGTACACGAGGAACTCAGGTCGTGGGACAGAGTACAGACACAGTACTTGGTTCACGATACATGGTCACAAAGGGAGACACAAAAATTTACACAGAGTTGTCGACCGAACTTCTTACAGGTACAGATCTTATTACGACTGCAGTCAACGAGTGGGTTGCGGCCGCATCGACTGCAAACGTTACTGCACGAACCGTATCGATGATCGGTCACAAGGGCACATTCGGTGGTCCGTTGATGGACTACTATGGTAAAACATACGGTGGGGCCCCTGGCGGTCTTACTAACCTATCTACATTCTATGGGACATTGGTAGGTCGTGCGACCGAAGCGATTCACGCAGACTATGCAATCAAGTCAACATTCTCTGACTTTGCAACATCTGCGAAGGGCGCACTACAGGCCAAGACTGCGGTGTCAGACAATGGGCCACCCCCGACTATCACGATACCCACACCGAAACCAGGCGTCATGCCTTACATACCCATACCACCAACTGCACCATTACCAAACCCTGGCATCGTTGAGTTGCAGTTGTCGACATCTAAGTATGGTATTCGTGGTGTGAGTGTGGACAGTAAACTCAAGGACAAGATACTACGATCGGATGACTATAAAGAGTTGTTCAGTCACGATCCTACGATTGATGAGATTCGATCCAAGTTGCGTGATCCCGCAAACCTGAACAACGGAGAGTTCACCAGTTTCTTGGTTGGAGAAGGTAAGTTGAGTTCGAACTTCAAGAAGAACTTGCCGACGAATATTGGACGTACTGCTGCGAAGAAAGGTACATTACGTTTTGGAAAAGAACTAATAGGAAACAACCCTTCAGATAATCGCAGTAAACGATTTAAGGTGAATACACGATGAAGATACTAGTTGATCCACAATACAATCCTACGGGAGACATCACCTCTGCGACTCGATTAGGGCCAGGAATAACGTGTGCAAAGTTTCTTGGTGCAATCGGGTCACGTACACAATGGGATCGTCTCTATAATGATTCTTTCTCTGGACCCGTGGATAGATCTCAGGTATCACGTAATCTTATTCTTCATGCAAAGGCAATGAACACCTTTGTGTCTAACGTTGAATTTGCACAACATCGTTTGATTGTATCGGACGGTGTGTACGAACCTTATCAGGATTTTACTGCCGCAGGGTATCGGGGAGAGAGGCCAGGAGGTTTCAACGAGGAACGAAGATTCGGTCGTGGTATCGGTTATCAGGTCATTGACATTAACGGTAAAAGTGATCCTCGTAAAACATTTGATCTCGCTGTGTATTGGAAAGATTATATCGACTACAATGAGTTAGAACTGGCCTACGACACATTCGATCCAAGTGATGATCTCACTTCTTCTATTCTTCTCACGATGCCGGAAGTGCCTGAGTCCTTTGAGGTGTCGTTCAGTTATGATTTGAAAACAACTTACAACGGATCGTTACAATCCAAGAATGAGTTGTTAGAGATCCTGCCTTAACGTATAAATAAAAAGAAAAGGTTTTACGGACTATGGCAAAGATATTTTCCAATGAAGATGGGAAACTGAGTAACAGCGCTCGTGTTGTACGTGAGCGTGATTATTCGGATATCGATCTTACTTTGGATGCCAGAACCGCACCAACGTACACGAGTGGTGACGGGGACGTACTACGCAAACTAGATGCGGCATCGGTCAAACAAGCAATCAAGACATTGTTGTTGACTAACCGATTCGAGAAACCTTACAAACCACAATTTGGTGGTGACTTGGGTGGCCTGTTGTTCGAACTAATGGATGAGAACACAGCAGACCTAATGATTAATCAGATTCGTGCGGCAATCGAAAGGTTTGAACCACGAGTCAAAGTATTAAGTTTAAAAATTGTTGCGACACCAGACTACAATAGTGTGTCAGTAGTAATCGAATTCCGTGTGATCAACTCACAGGTTTCGGACACACTCAGGGTCAAGATAACAGAGACTCCCGCGGCCGCGCCCGTGGTTTTACCTGTTACACCTACTCCCGAACCAGACGAAATTATTTTGTCGGAAGCGGGTCAACGTCTGGTAACGTTTGGCAATTTGTTGTTACGTGCTGATGAACTGGGTATTTTGGATGGTGCGATACTAAAACCAGAAGACGAAGAACAGTTACTAACACAAGACGAACTCATACTGTTGGTAGAACAGTCTTAACGAGGATAAGAAATGGCGACCACTATCAAATCAACAGACTTAGATTTCGATGAAATCAAAAACAATCTCAAATTGTTTCTTGCACAGAAGTCTCAGTTTGCAGATTATAACTTTGAGGCATCGGGTGTATCGAATCTGTTAGATGTACTTGCGTATAACACACACTATAATGGCCTACTCGCAAACTTTGCATTGAACGAATCATTCTTATCGACTGCACAGTTGAGATCATCTCTGGTTGGTCTTGCAAGTTCTTTGGGTTATGTGGTAGGTTCTCGATCTGCATCATTCGCAGTGTTACGTATGTACGTGGATTATTCCTCAGACACAACCAAGCCATCGTCGGTCACAATGCCAAAGGGATTCACCTTTACAACATCCGTTGATAACAAGACATACACCTTCAAGACGCGAGAAGTTCTGACTGCAACCGATGACGGTAACGGTCTCTACTACTTCTCAGTAAATGCAAACACCAACGTATCTGTATTCGAAGGGACGGCAAAGACTAAGTCATTCATTGCGGGCCCTGCCTCAGAAAATGACTCTTATGTCATTCCCGAAACACGATTAGACCTTGACACGGTTGAAGTAAGAGTGTATGATAACACATCGACAACCGCATATGATGTATATACAAACATCAATGTGACCACTAGTATTACCTCAAGTTCTAAAATCTTTGTAATCAAGGAAACACCAAATGGTTTCTATGAGGTGACATTCTCAAATGGTTCACGTCTAGGTGTGTCGCCCGTCAGTGGTAATAAGATCGAAGTCGCCTATGACGTGGTCTCTGGACCAGAAGCAAACGGTGCACGGACATTCGAAGCAGAAAATACATTGGGTGGTAAGACAATCAATATTACTACCACAACTCTTGCATCCGGTGGTTCACTCAAAGAAGGCCTTGAGTCTATTCGTAAAAACGCACCTTATCAGTATGCTGCACAGAACCGTGCAGTCACCGCAGAAGATTACTCTGCACTGATTCTACGAGAGTTCGGTAACGTTGTCTCAGATGTACAAACATGGGGTGGGGAAGATAACGTACCCCCGCAGTTTGGTACTGTGTTCACTTCACTTGTTTTCACAACAACAGATGCGACCATCATTCAAAAGACCAAGGACGACATACGTGACCTACTAAAAGATCTTGCAGTTGTGTCATTCAATGTTGAGTTTGTCGATCCCGTCGAGACATTCCTCGAAGCCTCGGTGTTCTTCCAGTTCAACCAGAATCTCACGTCACAGTCACGCACCTCAGTGCAGAATAATGTCAAGGGTTCTATGCAGTCCTACTTTGATGCGAACCTTGGTGACTTTGATCAATCGTTCCGTCGATCCAATCTTCTTACTGAGATCGATGAGACAGGACCATCCGTCTTATCTTCTCGTGCGACAATTGAGATGCAGAACAGATTTATTCCGGTTGTTGGGAAATCTAGTTATACGATTACTTTCCCGGCTGCAATTGCAAGTCCGGACGATGTGAGTTACTCAATCCTTTCTAAGAACTTTAGATATAAAGGAAACGTTTGTTACCTTAGAAATAAACTAAACTCCACCACACTCGAATTGTTTGATGTAAATACTGGACAACTTGCGTTAGATAACGTAGGTTCATATGATCCTACAACGGGAACACTAACCCTTGAAGGATTCACGATCAGCTTGATCACTGGATCGTTTGTGAAGATTAACGCTACTCCCGCTAACCCAGCAACCATTACACCAGTTCGAAATGCAATTCTACGGTACGATGCGAGTGCATCGAACGCAACTGCCGTAGACACACTATAAATAGGATATTTGAGAGAAGAGATTCATGGCTAGTTCTATAACAGGAGATGCAAAGAAGGTTCTACTAGATCAGTTCAAACAAGATCTGGATAGTTCTGGTTCTCGATACTACATCGGTATTTCTGGTGCAGACTCAACTGGTGTGGGTCTTCTTGGTCAAATGCGTTTTCGAAATGAAATGCAATTCGTCAAGGTTGTCAGTTCCAATTCCTTTGTTGTCGAAACATACGACTGGACTTCGGGTGAAGTCTATAACGCATACGATAATGAAAATTTAAACCAAGTACAGTTTTATGTCGTTAATGATCTTAACGAAGTGTTCCTTTGTGTAGAGACAAGTAAGAATGCATCTGGTGTTGCACAACCATCTACGATAAAACCTACGTCTGCACTTGCAGCTGCATATGACAATACTCGCAGATCGTTCCCAACTTCAGATGGTTATGTTTGGAGATACTTGTATCAGATGTCTGGTCTGGCCGTGAATCGATTTAAAACCAATGATTACATGCCAGTACAACAAATTAGAGCTACGTCTTCAATCTCTCAGTTAAATGAACAACGCACCTTACAGAACAATGCTATTGATGGTGAGATCATCGGTATTGCAATTGACTCAGGTGGTTCAGGTTATCAGTTCGCACCCCGTCTAGATATTGAAGGTAATGGTACGGGTGCATCATTCAGCGTCTCCCTGAACAACGGTAAGATTGTCGCAGTCACAGTTGACTCTGACGGGTTTGGAACAATATCACATGGTTCTGGTTATGACTTTGCGAAGATCATTCCCTCTGCCGGAGACGCAGTGTTGAGACCTATCATGGGCCCGAAAGGTGGTGTGAACCTTGATCCGGTTGCGACACTTCGTGCGGATAAACTCATGGTACAAACCACAATTCAGGATGATGAGAATGGTACCATACCACTCGCAGATCCAACCAATGATTTCAAGAGTGTTGCGCTGATACGTAAACCTAATACATTCGGTAGTCAAGTTGACTATACTGGATCTGTAGGGAACGCAATGAATTACTTTACAATTAGTGCTGGTTCAGGATTTTTTACCGCAGATGAAATCTTTGAGACATCCTCACAGGTGAAGGGAAAGACTCACTGGCACGACACATCTAACAACAGGTTATATTATGTACAAAACGACTCGACAGGGTTTGGAACATTCAATGTTTCGGACACGGTTACGTCGACAACAATACCATCAACATCAAAAGTTATTGATGCAGACAACAACCCACAGATCGACCGATATTCGGGTGAGATTTTGTACATAAATACCCTAAACAGTACAATAGACCGTACATCTACACAGACCGAAGATATTCGAGTAGTTATTGACTTAGGACAGGACTAAGATATGGCAACCACATTTACATCCGCAACCCTTGGTGGAACGTATGACGATGACTTTGACAAGGATAAGCATTTTCATCAAATACTGTTTAACAGTGGTCGTGCACTACAGGCACGAGAGTTAACACAGTTACAAACTCTGATCTATCAAGAGATTGGAAGATTTGGTCGTAACATCTTCAAAGAAGGTGCGGCTGTATCATCTGGTGGTATGTCGATCAACTCATCTTATGAGTACATAAAGATTGCATCAACCAATCAGGGTGGTGCGTTTGCTGACATCCCAGTTGGTACTGTATTCCAAGATCCTCTCACAAATCTCGAAGCTCGTGTTCTGGAAGTACAACCCCGAAATACGGGTGGTGGTTTTACTTACGATACTCTTTATGTTCAGTACATCAATGACGGAAACTCTGTAATTACTGGTGCACCTACACGATTTGGTGACAAAGTCACTCTATTTGATATCAGTGGTAGTGGATATGAACTTGTAACAGAGACACCAAACGCAACCGGCCGTGCAACACGTTTTGATGTAGAGACGGGAGACTTCTTTGTCCTTGGTCGTTTTGTCAATGCATCCAAACAATCAATTATCCTGAACAACTACGGTCAGACCTTTACAGGTACGGTGGGATTCAAAGTCACTCAAGAAGTTATCTCTGTTTCAGACGACAACTCTTTGTACGATAACACGGGTGATGTGGTCAACACTGCTGCGCCAGGCGCAGATCGATATCGCATCACACTCACTCTTGTTGACAAGGCCGACATCGAAACATCTGACACGTTCGTGTTTCTTGCAAACATCGAGAACTCAAAGATCGTTGAAGAGATTGAAGAGTCCGATGCATATAATAAGATCAATGAACTCCTTGCAATACGTACAGACGAAGAATCAGGAGACTACATTGTAAACCCCTTCAATATTCACTTTGAAGATGCGGTTGCAAACGATTCGTCTCTAGAACTTATTGTATCATCCGGTACTGCATATGTCAATGGTTTCAGAGTAAATAATCCAACTACTACTAAGTTGCAGGTTCCTCGGCCACAACAGACAGATAACTTTAATAACGATGTGGTTCCAGTTGAGTACGGTAACTATCTAATTGTTGACTCTGGGGCGGGTGCACCAAACCTTGACCTTGCAGAAGTCACATTGAGTACAAGTCGAACATCCTATACGGGTGCAGACAAGATTGGTGTTGCAAGGATTCGTGCAGTTGAAGTTGCGACCGGAACGGCTGCACTACAAGGATCACACAAAGTCTATCTTCAAGATGTCGACATCGACTCTGACAAGAGTATTGAAGACGCACGGTTTATCGGTACCAGTAGTACTGACCACTTCAGACTTGTTGCGGGTGCAACAGAGGGTCTTCTCGACAGTGCGACAAGATTGTATGACACTGTTAACAACGATCTTCTCATGCCAACGACACGTCCTCGTGTCGAGTCCATGTCTGATATCGTTCTACGAGTACAACGTTATGTTGGTGGTAAGACAATCAGCGGTGCTGTAAGTGGTACGGTTGATATCTCAGATCAGTTAGGAGCCGGAGAAAACTTTGTCGACGCGACAAACTGGATTGTTTCTTCTTCAGTTCGTTCGTTTATCTCACATACAGTCAATGCGAGTACTGGTGTCATCACTATGTCAGATGATGATCAGTATTTTGATGGTCAGGGAGTTGAAGTTCTCTACTACGTTCAGAAGAGTGCGGAACTACGAACCAAGACTCTGGTTGAAAACATTACCGACACTCTTCAGTTGCAGACAGGATTCGACGAAACAAATTCTACTGCATACAACTACTACGAATTTGATCACTATGACATATATGGTCTAGATTCAGTTAAGAATACTGACGCATCGGGTATTGACATGTTGGGTCGTTTCACCTTGGATGATGGTCAACGAGATGCATCATATCAACGTGGTCGTTTGATTCTGAATCGTCAAGACAGTGCACCCGCCGAAATCTATGTTAAGTACTCACGTTTACAACATGGCCCAACGGGTGACTTCTTTGCCGCGGGATCATATAACACATTAGGTTACGCAAACATTCCAACTCACGTCTTTGAGAATGGTCAAGAAGTGAGTCTGTTTAACTACGTTGATTTCCGAAACGCAGACGACAACGGGACTTATGTAAATGTAATGCCTCTGCCTAAGAACGGTGATACCATCACTGCAGATATCAGTTACTACCTACCCCGTGCAGACAAACTGATCATGACTCAAGAAGGTCAGGTTCAGTTGTTGATGGGACAACAGGCTGCAAACCCACAGTTCAAGTCTACACCCGAAAATGCAATCGAACTGTATAAGATTCGTATGAATCCAAACACATTGGATGAGTATGATCTAGCGTTTGAACAGATCGATCATCCTCATTACACAATGAAGGATATCGCAGAACTGGAAGCAAAGGTAGATCGTCTGCGGGAGTACACCACACTATCGATTGCAGAACTACGTGCACTTCACACACCAAGTCTGGATAGTGCGGGTAACGAAAGGTTGACAGTTGGTACGGTCACAGATGATGCCTCAGATCAGACCAAGGCAGATACAGAGAATGAAGATTACGCTGCATCGGTCGATCCAGTTGGTCAGGTCATTCGTCCTTTGGCGGATGAACATAACGTCAATCTGGTCATGGACACATCACTGTCTCAGGGTGTTGTCAAACAGGGTGATACTGTTTATCTGAACTATGACAGTGAACAATGGGCCTATCAGGAACTTGCGTCGACGTTTGTCAAAGTCAATCCAAACGGAAACTCACAACAGATCGGTACCATCAAGTTATCTCCATCATCGGATGAATGGAAAGACACGGTCTCTCGTGCGACTCGTGCGGTACAAGGTAACAACAAGATTGACACACAGCAAGCATTCTTGTGGAACTCTCACCAGTGGAACTGGACTGGTCAGGGTGCAGAACAGAATGTTAATTACGACGGTGGTCGTGATCCTCAAAATAACATTTCGTGGGGTCGATCATATGACGATGCTTCTGAGAGATACACATCAAGTCTCACTTCTGTAACTGCACCAACAGGTGGATCTAAGTTCGTTACACGTCCTCTTCAGTCAGAGACTATTCGTCGACGGGTAGGAACATCATACGTCGATCTGGCCTTGATCCCTTGGATTCGTTCTCGAAAGGTATACTTCCACGCGAAGGGTCTTAAGCCTAATACTAAGTTTACACCATTCTTTGACGGTGTCAAGGTCAATGATTGGGTAAGAGAAGAATCGTCATTCGTTCAGTTCTCTGATCGTGATGAAGACATACAGAACCGATATGGTTATGCAGATCTTACTGCACACCCCGATGGTTCGACAGAACTTGTTTCGGATGCGAACGGTGAGATTATTGGTTCGTTCTTTATACCATCAATTCGTGATATTGTCAAGTATAACACATACAGAAAGTCCTCTGTAAACAGAGGTCGTGTGTTCAGTGCATTACGATTCCGTGCAGGTATTCGTGAGTTCCAGTTATTGGATATCGATACACCGGATTGGGGTGAGGCAGGTTCTAAGGCATTCGCATACTACGCCGCATGGGGATTCACCTTCGGTATCTGGAATCCTTGGAGATCTCTACGATGGCCCGATTCACCACATCCGTTCTCATTCCTTAACCATCGTGCGCCTATATTCAGTTCGAAAGAGATTAAAGATTCACTGGACAAGATTGCTGCGGGTGAAATTAATCTGGTAGATCCAAAACTTGCAGGTAAGTATGGTACAAACGCAGCTGCTCTGACTACTGCGGATCTGAGAAACCTTGACAATACTAATACTATGTCAGGACTTCTTTCTGATTACATTCTACAAAATCTAAACCGTGAAGGGTCTGCTGAGGTCAATCCTGTAACACCACCCGAAAATCCACTTGCACAGACGTTCTATGTGGACAATCAGTTTGGTCTTACATTGACTAAGGTTCAGTTGTACTTCCGAAGTAAGGATACTGGAAACCTTCCAGTGTCTATCCACATTCGACCAGTGGTTGACGGTAAGCCATCAACAGATGTTATCATACCAGATTCACATGTGTTTAAGAATCCTGGCGATGTTGATGCAATTGGTACAGGTCCGGTTCTATCTACCATTCAGGGTCGTCCAACGACATTTGAATTTGAAGAACCTGTTCACCTACAACCTTGGACGAAGTATGCGATTGTTGTAACGTCTGAGTCAACTGAGTATGAGTTGTTCAGTGCACAGACACAACAACCTGTATTTGGTTCGACTTCACGTACAGTGACCACACAACCAATCCCAGGCTCATTGTTCCTTCCTCAGAACGGAACAAACTATGTCGAGTCAAAGGATCAAGACTTGATGTTCCGTCTGGTTCGTGCGAAGTTTAAGCAAGGTGGTGGTTCTCTGGTCATGAAGAACGCAGAGGCTGGATTGTATGAGTTAGATAGAAACCCAATCCATACACAAAATGACGGCACGACTATTACAGTGAAGCACAAGAGTCATGGTCATAGAGTCGGAGATGTGGTTCAGATTGCAGGTGCAGTGGATACTAATGGTATCCCTGCTGCCGAACTCAACGGTAATCAGACTATCATTTCCGCATCTCTGAACGCCTACACGTTCAACGCTACTTCAAATGCAACTGAGACAGGATTTGGAGGTGGAACTCAGGTACGTTCTGGTGCGAACCACATCTTCTCCGTTGCAAGTTTGCAGTTAGAGAACTCTGTGCCACCATCATCCTCTATTGATGTATCTGGTAAGTTTACTTCTGGTTCTTATATCAGTGGTACCAACACACGATTCACACAAGATCCACAATATATTCGAATCACACCAAACATCAATGTAGACTTTGAAAAACCAAGAGCTGCGTATTCAACTAAGATGGAGACCGATAATCTGCCTACAGGTGAACGGTCTATATACATCAAGGTTGACTACAAGTCTGGTAACGATTACGTCTCACCAATGGTAGACCTACAACGAACATCTTTGATTGTTGCAGGTTATGCAATGGACAATCCAGATACAACACCAGATGTATTTGAGGCCGTTTCGGAAACTAATCCATCGGGTGGTACTGCTGGATCGAAACACATTAGCGCACCAGTATCTTTGCCAGAACCCGCGACAGGTATTGACGCACGGATTGTATGTGGTCTACCAGATAGTTCAGACGTACTCTTCTACTACAGAACTGCAGATGCAGATGAGGATATAACATTGCAACCTTGGCGAAGACAAGAACCAGCGAGAGAATTACCACGTAATAATGGATTAACAACTGAACAGGTGGAGTTCTTGCCTGGTGGTAGAAACGGAACCTTGAAGCCATTCTATCAAGCACAAACAAAACTTGTAATGGTTGGATCAGTTGGTTCACCTACAGTAGAAGAAATCAACCTCAGTTTCCTTCATTAATCAATGAGTCGTTATATGAAGGTGGAGGGTTATCCACACCTAGTCCGCGACATGAAAAGCGGTGCGATCCTTAACACGGATCGTGCCGCTTATGACCAATCCAATGCTCGCAAAAAACTCCGTGCAGAAAAGGCCGAACAAGAACGGTCTGATCGTGAGCGCCTTGATTCCTTAGAAAAAGATATTTCAGATATTAAGGAGGCATTGAATATTCTAATTCAAAAAACCCATAAATAGTAGAAGGAAAATTTGAGTTAGAGTTGATGCCGTATCGTCCACTAAAAAGTAGATCAGCAGGAGAAGTACAGGAGATTCTGTTATCGGAAGAAGACTACCTCGCCTATCAGGCAGGTGTTCATCTTTCGTTGGCGGACTCGGCTGATGCTGCATCTCTGTCTCGTATCGATGCGGGTGGTGCTGAACTTGTCGGCACATATGAAAATACTATCTTTGATGAAGACGCACCAAGCACACCGATCACCGCATCGACGACTGCACAAGTTACGATCTCATCCGATACTGGCGTAGGGACACATACCAACGAAATCACTGGTGGTGGTGTACCCGCAACTCTATATGTCGATGACATTATCGAAATAAACTTCAGTGGTACCGCAACCTCGACCGGAAATGGTTTCGAAACAATTAGTTACTCATTGGGCCTCTCCGGTACTGCAACTTTCACCACAGATATTCTCAACAGTGATCCCGTGCCTACGATAGAAAGTGGGACAGACGTGACATGGCAAGACTTTACATCCCCCACATTATCAGGTGATTTTAGTACAACCATTCGTGTCACTCTGACCGGCATTGGATCACTTAACGCAACTATCAATACGAGTTCAACTGATCTCGAAAACGTCGCACAGACTGCAAATGCCAGTAACGTTTTGGATACAATATCTGTTC